TCAGGCCTCGGTTTCAAATATTTTCTTCTGCGCTAGCAGATGTTGCCGGAGGTTGTCAATGGTGCAATCCTCGTCAGAATATGTCTCGTCGAGTTCGTAGGAATTTGCTGCTGCGAGCAGTTTTGTATATCCAATGATGTAGCTAACCAATTCCGATAGCTCTCCAGTAGAAAGGTCAATGACAATACGTTCTCCAACAGGACCGCCTTCTAGCCTAGCCACAGATGAAAGGAGACGGTCAATATCACTCAACTGTAACATCCCTTTCATCGCAAGCTTCAGGTACTTTGCCAACGCATTCTGGAACTCACTGACGTTTCGGGCGGCATCTTCGACAGCCTTATCGTTCTTCTTTTTACCGATATATAGGTATATGCCAGTTCCTATTGTGATGGCAAGCCCTACAATCCCCACAGTTGTTGCGACTTTATGGCTCTTTAATAAACGACCCATGTCGACCTTCTTGATGGCTTTACTGACGGCATTTTGAACCGCCTGTGTATCCACCTCGGATGCCGGACCGTCCTTAAGGATTAAAGCGATAGTGCCATTTATGGTGCGACGCAGAACGCCCCCATCTCTCCAAAGCTCACCTGCATCGATACGGACCTGGTATGCCGGAGGAATGTAAAGATTTGGCTGAATAACAGACATAGTGATCATCCCTTTCCTTTCTTTTAGTGGTCTCGGTATATTCCTTAATCGTTGTCGCCTGTAGGCAGCAGCTCTTTGTGTGCCAAAAGATACTGTAGCTGTTCAAGCTGCTGCTCTTCGGTTTTAATATCGGTTTCAAGTTGTTTGAGCGTGGCTTTCTTCTTTCTGAGGCTTTCGGTGTGTTGGCTGATAGTATCTGCGAGGAATTTCTCCAAATCTTCCGGGCGAACGCGAACATCGTAGTCTTTCTTTTCGTCGTGATACGCAAAAACCTTTGAGCCTATCAAACTACCAATTAGGAGTGGAATACCAATTGCAGGACTCATGGCTGCTATGCTTGCATTAAACTTTGGCAGGTATTTTGGTGAGGCTTTTAGGAATCGCTGAAGCTCTGCCTCGGTTACTACGTTGCCATCTTTCCGAGATACCTGAACGGAGTCCATCTTCTTGTCGCGTATCCAGCGCCTTACAGTCTCCGGGTTTGTTCCAAGCATATCCGCAATTTGCTTAACACTATAGGTTTCCATAGGACACCGTCCTTTCACTACATTGAGAATATCATTATGTAGCATTAAAGTCAACAAAAATGTAGCAATAAAGTTGCAAACAAAAAATGACCGCCCGACAGTATACTCTGCCGAGCGGTCATTTTTTCTTATTACATCATGCCGAAATGCTGGAATGCTTCTTTAATGATTTCCTGCTTATCTGCTGGACACGGGTGAACTCTGCTGTCGAGCGAATGACGATTAGGAGCGACCCTCACAGGAAGTCCGCAGATTTCTTTCATGTTTGCTATCCAACAAGTTTTAATTGCAAATCCGTGTCTCTCTTTAACATACGTTTGGATTTCCTTATACGTTGCCATAATCAACGCCATCCTTTCTTCGACCTTGACAGCATTATACAGCATAGCAATCGGCTTGTATAGATAAGGCAGTATTGTTGTTTGGGTGGTGTGATGTGAGGTGTGAAGTTGAGGTTGTACGCAACTTACTAAGATAAGGGGTGCTGAGGTTCGGTATTATATAACGATGGAATGTCGCTGAACCGGCCAAGGCTCTTTTCACGATAAATGCTGTTTTCAGGGAATCCATATTTATTCCCAAATAGATCCTCACACTCGAAGTATTCATCAACGTTGATGATGCCTCTCTTTAGCATTGTTCGCACTACCGACATTATGGTTTCAAAATTAATGAGCCTGTCATAGAACTCCTTGCGTTCTTCTTCACTTATTTGTTGCCGAAATGCTTCTGGAAGCACGTGATGCATATGACACCCTCCATCATAACCAAAGTCTTAATTTAATTATACGCCTCAATCCGAGTAATGTACAGGATGTTAATCGGCGACCGAGACCCCCATCTTCGTACCGTCGAGGAAATGGAAATTGAGGATGCCGCGTTGCTGGACATCGCAGTAGTCGAGAACCTTTCCCACTAGGGCGAGGTCGATTTCCTCGAGTGGGCCTTTTGCGGTGAGGTCAATCATCTGCTGTGCGCGGTGTTGTTGAAGGGGGTTGCCCGCTGCGACCTGTTTCCCCCACCTTGCGAGGTATTCGTTCCTGTTTTCAACGAGTGTATTCCATGAATATACGAAGCCTCTGAACAAGTCTTTCTCGAAAAGGTTTTCGCTTCCGCACCCAGGAACGCCTTTCTCCCTGTAGCGGGTGGCGCATTGCCAAACCTTGACCTTCTTGTTCAGCCGGGTCCAGGTGCGCCGCCAGTACACATTACCGCAAACTCCGCAGAACACCCGATTGGAAAATGGCTGTTCGTCCGTGAAGCGCCCTAAAGAACGGAGATTGTGCAGTGCCATAAAGTCTCGCCGTCTATGGATTTCAAGCTGAACCGCCGTCCATGTTGTTTTGTCGATAATCGCCTCGTGGTTATCCTTGACCCAGTATTGCTCGATTTGGCCTTCGTTTTTAACTACTTTCTTTGTGAGGAAGTCGGCGGTAAAGGTCTTCTGAAGCAGGGCGTCGCCCGTGTACTTTTCGTTTTGCAGAACGCCCATAATCGTCGAGCATACCCATTTCGGGTCGCCCATTACCCCAGGAACGCCCTCGTCGCAAAGGCGTCGGGCAATCACGTCGGGGTTAACGCCGTTCATGTACTCCTCATAAATTCTGCGGACAATGGAGGCTTGCTCGGCGTTCACGATAAGCTGTCCTTTGCCGTCCTTGTCGTAGCCGAGAAAGCGGTTTGTGTTGAGGTGTAGCTTGCCCTGCCGAAACAGAGATCGGATACCCCATGTGCAGTTCTCAGAAATGGAGCGGCTTTCATCTTGCGCCAGCGAAGAGAGAATGGTAAAAAGAAGCTCTCCCGACCCTTCAAGCGTGTTGATACCTTCCTTTTCAAATTGAACCCCAATGCCGAGGTCCTTGAGCTGCCGCGAATACTTGAGGCAGTCAGCGGTGTTTCGGGCGAAGCGGGATATAGACTTTGTAATAATCATGTCGATTTTACCACCCTCGCAGTCGGCAATCATCCGCTTGAACTCTTCACGGTGTTTGGTGCTTGTTCCTGTTATACCCTCGTCGGCGTATATTTCCACAAGCTCGTATTCGGGATGCCGAGCGGCGTAGTCGCGGTAGTAGGTCACCTGGTTATCAAAGCTCAAAAGCTGGTCCTCGTTGTTGGTGGACACACGACAATATGCCGCGAGTCGTATTTTCCTTTCCCGAACCGCGGCTCTGTTACTGACCTCGCGCCTTGCGGGAATGTGCTGAATTTCTCTTGCCATTTCACTCGTCCTTTCTATATGGGCAGTCCTCGGAGGCGTCATATTCGGCCTTCGGATAAGCCGTAAATTGGTTCATGTGATGCTCGTCTTTATAGGGTACGACCGTCACAGGCTCGGTAACGTCCCAGGCGTCAGCGACGGCTGCGGGAAGCCACACGCCTTTGCAGACCGAAGCGGAAACCTTGAGGTTCGTTTTACAAGCCCAATACTCGCGGCTTCCTTTACTCCACTTATGAATTAGCTTTTCTCCGCAGTAAGGGCAGTAAAGCAAATTTGTGAGCGGATACTGGGTTCTGCTTGAGCGCCGCTCTGCCGGAGCGGGAGGAAGCGGTGTGTCCAGGCGTTTTCTCCGCTCGGCAAGAGCCGCCTGTACCCGCTCCCATTGTTCGGGCGACACGATGGCGGGATGATTGCCAGTCACATACCACTGATCCTCTTCACCCATGTTAGGGCGGCTTCGTCTATGGCTGTCCTTGTGCGTTTTCTGCAAAATAATATCGCCCTTGTACATCACGTTTCGAAGTACACGGGCGATTTGAGAATCGTTCCATTGGAGGCCATCCGGCGACGGAGTTCCTTCCATATTAAGATGTTGCTTGATTTTTGACGCCCACACGCCTTGCTCGGCAAGGTCGAACATGAGCCGAACCGTTCTTGCCTCATTCTCGTTAACGCAAAGCTCTCCAGCTGCGTCGACCGCGAAGCCGTAGGTTCGGTCTGAGCCGTGTGAGCGGACTCCTTGGCTGAATTTCCTCTTGTATACCATTTTACCGACTTGACTTGCTCCTTCGCTCTCCGCCTGGGCGAAAGCCCCCTGGATAGTCATGAGCAGTTCACCAGAAGTCGTGAGGGTGTTGATATTCTGAAGTTGGAAGAATACCCCCACGCCCAGGCTTTTTAGTTCTCGCGTGGCCTTGAGCGTCGTTTCCGTATTTCTTGCAAACCGCGAAATGCTCTTCACGATGATGAGGTCGATTCTACCCGCTCTTGCGTCGGCAAGCATTCTTTGAAACTCCGGCCTGTTTTCCTTATATCCTGATATGCCCTGGTCAGCGTATACGCCGCCGAACTCCCATTCAGAATTGGCGTTGATGTAATCCGTGAAATACTGCGTCTGATTGTCGAGGGAGTTTTCTTGCTCCTCGCTGTCTGTAGATACTCGAACGTAAGCGGCAACCTTCAGCTTGCGGTCCAGCCGCCGAGCGGTCGGTTTTACGACTCTGATACGCATTTCGGCGCCTCCTTCTATTGGCGTAGTGTATATATCACTCTAAAGCGGGTATTAGTCAAGCAATAAACAAAAAATAACCGTTTTATTTCTGCGTGGATTTGCATGGCTAAAAAAAGGGCGCTGGGCCTCTGCCGCGAAGCCCGGACACCCTGCGGTGCTTATAGTTTTTGTGCGTAATCAAGTGAAATCCACCCGGCGCGGCTTTTTTGGTAGGATTTCAGCAATCCCCACTTTGAAGCCCCCGCGCCAGCGGCTTCCTCAACGATGGTGAACACGCCTTTTCCCGTGTAACGTCCCAAGGTTCCGTAATTCGTGCCGGGGCCTTTGCGGATATTCAGATTGGCGATGCTTATGCGGATGCGGTACTGCTCAAAAGCGGTGGGTTCATCAGTTGACGCGGCGGATTCTGCAGCACTGGATGAAAGAGCAGCCTTGACCTCTGCACGGAAAGTGTCCATCGACTTGCCGTGCTTCGACCACCAGTGCATGACGTCGCCGTGGTTGCTGGCGATCCCGAGTTTGTAGCCTTCCGAGTGGCAGATGATGTTCTTCTCTGTCAGCCCGTACTGCTTGCAAAGATAGGCGCAGAGTTCCACGGCTTCGGTGTAAACCCTATTAAAATAGGTCGCGTCGGTCAGACCATCCTCACAGATTTCAAACGAAATGTGCGAATCATTTCCGCTACCTTTTGCACCGCTACCGCAGTGCCAACCGCGCATATTCCATGGAAGGGTCTGGTAGGTAGCAATTGAGCCATCAGCCAACTTGCCTATAAACCCATGGACGCAGACCTGCCTGCCGTCCGGCTTATCCTGATTCCAGTGGTTGTTGTATTGATTTTTCCCCAGCAAGCCATCATCGGGTCCTACATAGCGTTTGAGATTTGGATTATTAGCACCGGTGGAATGCACCATGATTCCCTTGGGGACAATGGTCCTGCCCGCCTTGTAGCAGGCGTTGTTTGTGAATATGAGCTTTTTCAGGTTCATTTCGACGCACCATCCTTTCCATGAAGCTGTGCCAGCACGTCCTTGAGCTTTTCAGGTACAGGCAGCCCGATGGCAGTGGCGTTTTCTAAGAGCGACACGCCTTCGTTAGCGATGTAGAAGAAGATAACTGCCGTGCGAAGGGGTGCACCTGTAGCGCTGATCAGATAAGTGTCAATGAGATGCCCGATGCCGACCACCAAAAAGATAGCCACTTTTTTAGCGATGCCATGCGCTCCGATACGACTGGACAGCTTTTTCTCTATAATTGCCCGAAGCACGCCCGTGATGTAGTCCACTACCACAAAGGCGATGAGCGCATAGAGGAAACCGTCAAGCCCTCCCAAATACCAGCCGAGTCCGCCGCCAATGACTGCAAATACAGTCTGAATCCAATTCCAAATGTCTTTCATGTTGTTTTTCCTCCCTAATAAATAGTCACGCCGTTCAGATTGGGCTTGTCGGACACTTTGCCAATTAAATCTGAAAGGCGCGCTTTACCTTTGCGCCCGCCGCTGTCCACGGTGAACGCCGTATAAAAACCGCCCCTGCCGAAGCTGTGGGACACATCGGTTACCGTGCCGAGGGTTTCGGTTTTTGCGCCGTTTCGGATACGCACCTCGTCGCCGATGGTGAGCTGGGGCGTGAAGATGCCGACAAAGCTCTCCTGCCTGCCGGAGATGGCGATGGCCTGTGCCAGTTCCTGTGCCATCGCCGTTATCTCGGCAAGCGTCGCACCGTCGGCGGCGGTGACATAGGTTGTGCGGTGAGATGGCTGTACCCACCATTTGCTACGCGGAACATCGGCGTAGACCGTGTTCTCAGGCTCGGCGCAGGTGACACAGACACGGCTTACCGCTTCCGAATCGTCATATTCCACACTGTAGCTCCAGCAGGTCTTGTCGCGCTCGAAGGTGTATACGGCGGGTTGGTCAAAGCGGGCGTCGGTAGCAGCCGCAATACCGATGACGCCGTTCGCCGTTTCGTCCACCTTCCAGCCGTCAAGCAGCGAGATGACTCGCTTGATTCCGTCCAGTATGGTCACATCCGGCTCAAAGCGCAGCTTCCACGGCTTCGCGTTTTCACCCACAAAGAAATCCTCCACCTCAGCGAGGGACAGGATTTCTTTCAGATTCAGTTGGAGGGTCGTCTTCTCAAAGGTGTTGTCCTCGTTAAAGGTCTGCTCTTTTAGCAGTTTGCCAATGGCATTTCTGGCTGAAACCGATACCTTTTCATCAGGGTAGGATACCGAGGCACGGTCGATGTAGAAAATGCCGAGTGCGATTTCTCCGCTGTCGCCGAGTGAAAAGTACAGCTCCATCTTGGTGCCGGGTGTCACCAGTGCACGGTATCGATTCAGCAGCTCACCCTTGATGTTTAAAAGAGAACAGGACATCTGCGACACCTCGCTGCCGACGCCGTATTTTATCGAGCCGTCCACAAAGGAGTTGGTAATGTCGGTGGGCAGCATATACATCACAAAACGGTGGTCGCCCTCGGCGCTCCAGAACCCGTATGCGCCGTAATGCGCCACCTTCTTGATGCTTGGAAATGCCACTGTCTCATCCGGGGAGATTCTGCCGAGTTCCGTATAGGTCAGATTCCCGTATATACCAAGCGCCGGGTCCGCCGTGCTCCCCTCAACCGTACCGTCAGCGGTGAGATAAATGAAACGGAGCAGGTTGTCGGAGGTGTGGATCACCTGCGGGGACAAGCCTGCTCCTGCGTCAAGGGTATATTCAAATGTGAGGTTCATGCCGTCACCCCCGTTGGAGCTGCACCGAGTAGGTGAAGCGCAGCAAATTGTTGGCGGTTTTGAACGGGTACTCCAGCGCATAGCTTGCCGTGATTGCCGCGCCAGCCGGAGGTGGCGTTGTAAACTTTAGCCCCGGCACGGTCTTCCCCAAAAAGAAGGTGGAGCCGAAATACTGCCCATCTCTTGTGGGGAAACTCTGGTAATACAGATTGTACGTCCAGTTGTAGCTGATACAGCCCGCCACGGTCAGTGTTTCCACCTGCTTTGTCCCGGCATTGCCTGCATAGTCAACAGTGGAGTTCGGTATGGCGGTAAGCCCGGTGCAGCTTCCGTTGTCAATGCTGATATTAAAGGTAGGGTCGTTGTCTGCCGCTGTCTTGGCGGTCAGCCGGACATACCTGCCGTTATCCGCACTGATGGTAAAGAAGTCCGTTATATCAGAGTTTTGCACGAGTACAGCGTTTACTTTTGACGCAACTGCTGTTGCCGAATCGCCGTTTGCTACAGGCACCGAAAGGGTTATCGGAGAGTTTGTCATACCGGCGGCCGTAACGACAACCGTGGCATTTCCGGCAGTTCCAATAGTACCTGTCACATAGATGTTTTCCTGCTGTTTCACGGGAGCGACGCCGGTAGTCGTGTTAGCCGAGGTGGAAACTTGGATCAGCCCCGTGCAAGTCCCGTTTGACAGTGCGATGTTTAGATTGGAGATATTAGCCGCCGGGGCCTTTGCCGTCAAAACCACGTCTGCACCCGAAACCGATGCGTCATATAAAGGTGAGATGTTTTCGTTACTTTTCAAGGCGGCCTTTATCTTGCCCGCCACAATGCTCGCCGTATCGGAAGATGCCACAGGAACAGAAAGAGTAATCGGTGAGCCTGTCATGCCGCTTGACGTGACAACAACAGTGGCATATCCTTCACCGCTCAAAAACGCCCTCCAGTACCTCGCCGAAACCTCTGTGAACCTCCAAACCTGACCCGTCCTTGTAAGCCCCGCGACATCCGTCCAACTTGTGCCGTTTGCCGAATACTGTATTCTAAGGGTATCGAGCCTTGCGACCGGAACTGTCAGAATATCTATCTTGAGCGAATTGCAGGCTTTCGCGGCGCCGAAATCAATCTTTATCGGCGTTACGTCGCTTACCGTACAGGAAGATGGATAGACCGTTCTGTCGTAGCAATCCCACCAAGCAAGAGGATCTCGGCAGTCATAGTTGCTGCTTGGCGGTTTTGACGCAAGGTCTCCAAATGTTACTCCGGTATCTTTGCAGGTCATTGCAGCCGTATAGTAATTTTCATACCAGTCGCCGCAGTTGCTTTCATAATCCACGGTATAGTCCGTGCCTTCGGTAAGCTCGGTGTTGTTCACAAAGACTCTCGCCGTGCCGGGCTGTATCAAGGGACACCGTATATTAAACTCCGTTTTTATTCCGTCACCCTCGCCAACGACGATATGGTCTACAGGGTATGGAGGAAAGACCTCATGGTTTGGGAAGGTGAACGCGCCTACCCCGGCAACACCGAGGTGCTTGACCAGACGGTTGTTGCACTCGCTGTCAAGGAAGGTGGTAACCGGCAGATCGTATTGGTAGGTGGTTGTGTTGCCGACCCCGCTGCTGAAGGAATAGCTTTTACTGCCGTGATATTTCAAGTTCATATCCGAGGAGTACTCCACGGGGAAGCGGAAAAACCGCACATATCCGTCTGTGCTGCCGGTGAGCAGCCACCGAAACAGATAGTTCTTGTCGGCCGTTGGGTATATGCCGTTTGTGCCGAAGCCTGATGGTGTGCAATTGGCATAAAAGGTGGCGGTGATATACACTACATCCGTATCGGTTTTGGCAATGGCGATCTGATTCCCCTCGGAATCCTGCAGCATGGCGTGGGACATGATGTAGTAATAACTTGACCACGTGCCGCTGTAATAGCCTTCAAGCGCCACCTCGGTAATGGTGGAGCCGTTGCATTCGGTCGCCTCCAGCTTGATTTGCTTGGTCGTATGTGAGGTCGGATATTCATAGACGGTCTCCAGAGTTGTTACGGCTTTTCGTGTCAGGTGTGTAAAAAGGGCTGTGTCCGTGTTCTTCGGCGTGCCGTTTCCAGTGCCCACGGCGATATATCTGAACAAGTCATCTGTTTTGCCTAACGGAGAAGCTGTCAGCCTGCTGCTAAAATAGTAGTCAGTGATGACGTTGAAGCCGACAGCCGTCTGCTTGACCTTGCCGCTTTCGGTATCCACCACCTTCACATCAAAGCGGTTGTGGAGAACGGCTTTTTCTTGTATCTTCATGTAGAACCCTCCTATATCGGTAATGTGGAAACAGGCTGCAAGGTCACGGATGAGGCCGCAACCGCAATGACAGCGGTGCAAGGCGACTGGTAATACCAAGAGAAAACCGCCTCGTCAATCCATGTCTCCGCTGAAACAAGCGATATGCCCGCAGTCTCATTCTCATAGACGTAGTAATCGATCGTTTCGGCTGCAGCGAAAGCTGTCAGCGCAGGCAGAAACCATCTCTGGGAATCCGGTTTACGGTACCAGAGTGAGCGGTATTCCGGCATCGTGATGGTCACCGGCGTCGTTCTGCGGATATCCGCGCTCGTATATAGAATGAGCGCCTGATCCTCGTTGTCGTAGGAAGCGGAGGTAATTGTCACCCCGGAAACGGACAAGGCGCATTTCGCCGGGAAGCCTGCGTCAATTGTTCCGTATAAGGGCTTGGAAAGCCGAATCTTAAATCCGTAGCAATAAAAGACCTCCGTGCGGTTCAGCTTCTCAACCGAAACGACGGAGATTTCTTCTGAACCCGGCACATCCAGCAGAACATAGGGATAGGCGGCGCTTGCAGAAGCGTGCTCCTTGTTCAGAGTATTGATCTCGTTAATGCCCGAAACCCACATCTTCACGTGGGAAGCGTTGGCGTGAACTGTTTCCGGCCGCACACTCATTCCGGCGTAATTACGATGGGTCAGCGCCATACAAATCCGACCGTTATTCTGCGTCAGAAAGCCGATGCGAAAATCGTTGGTGCGTATAACCGAAAGCGTTGTGTTGCCAGTACCGAGCGAGGTAACCTCATGCTCGGCTTCCCAGACATAACTTCCGTTGTCCTGACAGCAAAAGGCCCGGTAGTATACTCGACCGGCTTTGAGGTATCCGATCACCAGTCCCTGATCCAAGTCGCGATCAACACTTGACTGCCAGCCCTTACAGGCGGATATTTGCGAAACGCCGGTAGCAAGGAGTATGGAGCTTTCGCTGTCCCGCCAAGCTTGCACATAGAGATTGCCGCCCTGCACATAAAAAATGTACGGATATTCTTCAGTTTGAAGATAATACCATTCCTTCTCGGCATTCATTTCCCACACGCCGTTAAACTCAATCGCCACATCGGTGGCCGGGCCCAGCGTCCATTGATATTCCCATGAATACTCAAGCCCCGCCGGGAATTTGCGTTTGTAGATTTTGGCGATACCGTCGTCCAGACAGACGGCATAGGCAAGGGCGAGGTCTTTATCGCCCGACATCTGCCGAACGGCAACATCTCCGAAGGCGGGAGCGATATCCTCGTGGATCGGCTCGGAGAGCAGCGAGTTGACCGAGGTCTGTGTCGCCACCACGCGTAACTTTGCCATGCTGTTCGCACTTTCAACCTTGAAGCGGTTAGAGAGTTTTTCTTTTAATACAACGGGGATGCTTCTCATGGACTGCTCACCTCGCTTACCGCCGCAAGGGTGGCTGTGACCTTGTACCAGCCCGCCGCCTGGTAGTCAGAAGAGCCGAGTTCAATGATTCGCCCGGTAAAAACGCCCTGTTTTACAGAACATTCAAGCAGAGGAACGCCGTCTTCAGCACCCATAAGCAGGGCTTTTCCGGATTCGTTAACATAGAGCGTTAGCGCATAATGCACGGTCGGAGAACCGAAACGGGTCAGATATTCCGTACCGTCAAGGGCGGTCTGCACCGTGCGGATGACTTCCTGCGTTTTACGGAAGCTGACAAAGCGCGTGATGATTTCATTTGTCTCAATATTTTTCAGATAACTCATACGCGCACCTCCTGTCTGAGCCTGTCGATGATGATATCCACGACCGAGGTCATTTCACCGGTCGAATTAATTCCTTCCACCCGGATAGTACCTGTGTGGTTGTAGGTCATGGACGGGATTCCGGCATAAGCAGGCTCCAGTCCCGCGAAACTCGCTGTTATGCCGAAGTCAGTGGGGATGGCCTTTTTCATGTCCTTTTCTACGCCGGACATCGCCTTCATAAAGCCCACGCCGATCCCTTCGCCCATATTGCCGCCGATACCTGCGAACACAGTGGAGGGAGAATGGATTCCCAGCAGGCTTTTTGCGCCGTCCACAATGCCGGAAAAGAAGCCGCTGACCTTATCTGCGATCCATTTGCCCATACTCTTGATGCCTTCCCAAAGCCCGGTCACGATGTTTTTACCGATTTCAAATACCGCGCCGACCGCTTTCCCAAGACCCGTCACGAGAGCCGCGATGATCTCCGGCAGCTTTGCAACAAGCTGGGGTATGGCTTTAATCAGCCCAAGCGCAAGCTGTAAGGTGAGTTTAATCCCCATTTCAATAATCAGGGGCAGGTTGTCGGTAATGAAGTCAATGATGGTCATGATAATTTCAGGCAGGGCGTCAATCAGCTCCGGCAGCGCGTTCAGCAAACCCTCTGCCAGCCCCTGTATAATGGAAAAGGCTGCCTCAAGGATTTGATCCATGCTGTCCAAAAGACCCTGCACGATTGTGATCACCGCTTCCACTGCCGCAGGAATCAGTTCCGGCAGAGCATTGCCAAGTCCCATCACCAGAGCAGTAATTAACTGAACCGCCGCGTCAATGAGCAAGGGCAGATTGTCTATCAGTGCGCCGACGATGGTCATCACGGCATCAACGGCGGCAGGGATGAGTTCGGGTAAAAGGCTCAGGAGTGTTTCAAGCACCTGCGTGAACAGGTCCACCACCGTGGAGAGCAGCGTCGGCAGCAAGTCGCCGATTGCTTTCAGTATCCCGTCGAGGGCGGCAGGCAGAGCCTTGACGATATTCTCGATGACGGGCGTGATGTTCTTCACCACGTGCCCGAACGCTTCGACCACATTGCCGATGAGGAGTTCAATATCTGCATCTGCGTTGCCAAGCCCCGCCATGAGGTTACCGATGGCCGACTGCATTCCCGCCATAGAGCCGCTTATGGTCTCCGTGGCTTCCTTGGCGGTCGTCCCGGTGATACCCATTTCCGTCTGGATAACATGGAGGGCTTCGGTTAAATCCGAGAAAGAGGATAGGTCGTACTTGATGCCGGAGATTTTTTCGGCGTCGGCTAAGAGCCGCTCCATTTCAGATTTCGTGCCGCCGTAGCCCAGCTTCAGATTGTCAAGCATCGTGTAATTCTGCTTGGCGAAACCTTGGTAGGCCGTCTGAATGGATGAGATATCCGTACCCATTTTATTGGCGTTGTCCGCCATGTCGGAAATCGCCATATCCGCGACCTGAGCCGCTTTCGCCGTATCACCGCCGAGGGATTGGATCAGGCTTGCAGAAAAACCCGTGACGGTTTCCATGTACTCGTTGGCGGACATTCCCGCCGTTTTGAAGGCGTTGGCTGCATAGCCCTGAACCGTCTGCGATGCGGTACCGAACAGCGTGTCAACGCCGCCGACCAACTGCTCGTAGTCCGCATATGCCGCAATGACTTCTTTGCCGAGTTTAACTGCGGCGGCTCCGGCGGCAAGAGCGACTGCGCCCATTGCCGCGCCGACCCCTTTTAGCACGCCGCCCAGCTTCTCAAACTTTCCGCCGGATTTCTCAGCTTCATTGCCTGATTCTTTCAGCTCATCACCGAGGTCGTCGGCACTGTCCGCCGATTCATCAAGTTCTTTCTCCATGCCGTTGAGTTCTGCCTTGGCATTGTTAAGCTGAACAGCCCAGTTCTGGGTGCGGCGGTCATTCTCCCCAAAGCTCTCGGAAGCGTTGCGAAGCGCATCCTCCAGCGTCTTGATTTTATCCTTCTGGGCGTCGATTGCTTTGTTCAGAACCTCATTCCGTGCTGCAACCGCCGCCACGCTTTTGTCCTGTTTGTCAAATTCGGAGGAGACGAGCTTCATCTCGCTGCCCAGAACCTTGAACGACTGGTTGATGTCACGCAGGGCATTTTTAAATTCCTTTTCGCCTTCAAGTCCGATTTTTAAGCCAAAATCCGACATAAAGCCACCTCCCCTCTAAACGAGTCCGCTTGGAATAATCTCATCGATCCCATACTCACGCTTTGGCTTTGCCAAGCCATGAAACTGCTTGTAAATCTCCCACTGGTCGAGCAGATGGCCGAGGGGCATCAGCCAGACCTCCTGTTCGGAGCGTTGGAGAAGGGACACGCCGTAAAAAATCAGTCGGGCAAACGAATCTTCATCGCTTACCCGACTTTCACGTTTTTTGGTGCTGTACCCACAATGCTTTCTTCCTCACTTTCCACATGGCGTTTTGTTCCTTTATACATGGCATCCATGATGGCATTCTTGTATTCGCCCAACTCAAGCGGCGAGGTGAGAAGTTCCACCGCTTCTTCGGTCAGCAGTTCCCGCTTCTCCGAGGGGTTCTGAAGGTTGTGAATCAGCACTGACTGATTGGCAAGCAGTGTGATGAGCCAAACAATCTCATCAAGCGCCATCTCGAAATTCTCGGACTTCATCAGCTTTTCACCCAAATTAGAAAGCCCGCCGTACCGTTTGGCAATCTCCTTGGTCGCTTTGGTTGTGAGGAGCATTTCATACTCTGTTTCACCGATTTGTATCATAGTGCTTCTCTCATCAGCCATTATTCGCCACCTCCGTCAGCAAACACAGGCTCATAAACCTGCGTGTACCAGCCGGAAATAACGGATGCCGGTACGCTTGCATCGTCCTCATTGACCTCTGATTTCCAAGGGTGCTTGCCGTTGCCGTCCAGTTTGTTCCTGCGAAGCACAGTGCCTTCCACAGTGGGGGTGGAAAAGGTGATGCTGTCGCCCTTGGTGGTGAGATTGGTTGCAGGGATACCGAATACCACACGGTAAAGCCAGAAGTAGCGGTATTTGCCATTTGCCTTCTTTGCCCGAAAACCTACGGCGACAGCAGAGCCGCCATCCTCGCTGCCGGAAACTACCACGTGGTTGTCGTCAATTTTTGCCCCGGTCAGATCCTCGGCTGCGGTGATGCCGATATCGTCGATACCAAGGGAGAGCTTGCCGCTCTTAAATTCCTTCACGATTTCGGCGGGACCGTCGTCCGCATAGAGCGTCGCTTCCGCAAGCTCGACCGACAGATCCGCTTTCATCGCCTTGGCGAGAGAAATGGGAGTGCCGTAGGTTTCGGTGCCGTCCGTCGCCTCTGTAATTTTAGAGTAATATAGTTTATCAAGTCCAATGGTAGCCATTTGTCAATCCTCCAGTTCATAGTTTTTTGCCACATCAATGGCGTAGTGGTGATAGCCGGTATCGTCCTCGTGGCCTATATACCGGCGGTCGGTTATCGTTAACTCCGCGTTCAGGAGAGCGCGGACGATTTGGTTTTTGACAGCCGTGTAGCCGCCCTTGTCAAAAAGAGACAGCCGCGCCTCCTGTGTTTCATGCTGCGGCCTGTCGTCGGAATGCAGTTCAAAGGTGTCCGCCAATGGCGTAATCACAACATACCTGTCCGGGGCGGATTCTGAAAAAACGCCTGTCTCAACGGGTGCAATCGGTGAGATGAGGGTGTTCAGTTCTTGAAGCAGGCTCATATGCTTTCAACCTCCTTCTCAAACGCCGCGATCATCGCGTTAACACAGGCACTCTTGCTTGCCGATTTTGCGGGTTTCAGAAAAGGCTTCGGGGCTTGACCGTGTTTCCCGTATTCCAGAATGTTAGCTATTTTGGCATTGTTCTCGCCGTTTTGTCGCGGCTCGGAGAAGCCTACCTTCACATCGTGGTTACCCTCGCGGTTGACCCTCGGCTTTGATATGCCTAAAGCCCCGGCGAGCTGACCCGTGGACTTGGACTCGGTCTTGGTATTCGAGCCGATGACCGATTCGAGGTTGCTCCGAACCTTGTCGGCGACAACCGCGCCCCCGGCTTCGAGGGCTTTGCCCGTGATTTCGTCGGTCTTGTCACCGAGTTGGGACAGTTTCAGGAGGAAATCCTCAGGCATCTTGATATCGCATTTAGCCACTCGGCTTCACCTCCTTAGCCAGCACTTCCACATACATCCCACGGCCTTTCACATCTTCCACGGAGGTGATCTCGAAACGGCCGCTCTCGTTCACGACGACCATAGCGGTCGTAACAGTAATGCCGGGTATTCTACGGAAGCAGAAAAGGTCGGTGGCTTCCGAGAAAGTGGCTCTGTTAGCCCATCTCTCGCTGCCGTGCCGACCTTCTCGGTACGCTCTCACGGAGGCGAGGATATAGTCGGTTTCTGTGGAGAAGCCCTCGCCGTCCTTTGTAATTCTTTTCTCTATGAGGTCTATAAATGTGTTCATCTGCCCATAGCTCATAATCACACCTTCCAATCTCGGTCAAGCCGGAGCAGCAGGTTTACCGTGTTCCATACCTGCTGCCCCGCCTGAACGCTGTCGGCGAAAAAGCCGCCCGTGCTGCCGTCTCTGGATTCGTAGAAATGGGACGAAAGCATTACAACGGCTTGTTCGGTGGTCGGAGGCATAGCGTTTTCCGCATACCATCCGGCCGTGATGTGCTGATAGCTTTCGGCATAAGAGACGGCGGCGGTGATATACGTTTCGAGCAGAGCATCGTCCACGCTGTGTTCCAGAATGAGGTTCACCTTGACTTTCTCAAGTAATGTCATATATCATCGCCGCCTTTCGATTACGCGCCCATCTGAAGGAGCTTGATGCCCTCGTTGAGGATGACCTTGCCGTCCACGCGCTCGGTGGCGATGAAGCCGACCTGACCGTTTCCGGCGTACAGCTCGTTCAGTCGCTGGACGGTACGACCCATACGGTCGGCAATCCAGTAGTTGGAGAAGTCGCCGAATGCGATGGGGAAAGCGGAAGCCGCCGCTGCGGGGACATAGGGAGAGGTGTAGATGGGATAGCCGAGCAGACGGTCGGGCTGACCCGCCTGAACGCTGGGCTGCCACAGGTACGCGCCGTTGTTGTCCTTGAGCTTACGCAGAGAGGAGATGGTAACATCCTTCATGAGGAACACAGCGTTTCTGCGGTACGGAGACTTCAGGGAGTAGATGAGGTCAATGATGTTGTCCACGGTGATGGCGGTGGGGCTACCAGCGGTAACGCCCACCTCGCCGCCGTTAGCGGTGAAGATGCCCGTAGGCTGACCGACGCCGGAGCCGATGCAGAAAGCCTCCTCTTCGGACACGCCGAAGGCGCGGGAGAACTCCTGGGCGATGTAGGACTCAAGGTCGAACATGGAGTCCTGGAGCAGTTCGGTGCTGACTTTCACAAGGTCGGTCAGCTTGAAGGCGTCAATCTGCTTCTGTGCGAAGGTGGGATTGCTCTCGGTGTATGCGCCGTTCTCGGCAGTCCACTGAGCAGTGGAATGGGTTGCGGCGATGGGGATTTTGCGTTCAGCAGAGGTGGTGATGGTCTTTGCGATGGAACGGATGATGTTGAACTCATCCAGGCCGGTGATGATCTGATGCTCGAATTCCTCAGGCACCAGGAAACCGCCGTCGGCATCGACACTCTCGGTCATAACATTGTGCAGAGCGGGCTTGCCACGCAGGGTGCGACCGAAGTCCTCTTTGTATTCTGCGGACGCGCGGCCGGTTTTCTTGTCCGCCTGTGCGGTGCCGGGCTTGGCGGTGATGGGAGTCGCCGTGGGCTGATTGAGTTCGGCGTCCATAGCGGCCTGGCGGGTCAGACGCTCAATTTCCGCGCCGAGCGCCTGGACGTCCTTTTCCATGCGGTCATAGGTAGCGGCATCCTCTGCGGAGATAAGGCCGTCCGTGCCGCGGCGGGTTTCGAGGAATTTCTTGGTGGCGTCCCATGCCTGGGCGCGCTTTTCGAGCAGTTCCTGAATCTTGTTCATAGTAATATCCTCCTAAAAATTAGTGTTGAATGAGAGAAAGCCGCTGTTCCAGCGCATCGGCTGACACAGGCGGCTTTACGGACTTGGCGGGTTTTGCTTTAGGGAGCTTGTTCAGCAGAGAGTTGGTAACCGCTCTCCGGCTGAAGATGAAGCTGTTCTCCACAATGGTTTCGGGCGGCTGTTCACCGTCCCTGAAAAGAATGCCGTCTGCAAAGCCAAGCTCCACGGCCTTGTTGGCGTTGAGCCAGGTCTCGGCATCCATCATGTGCGAGATTTTCGCTCGCGTCTGACTGGACTTGATTTCGTAAGCGTTGATGATGGACTCCTTGACCTCACCCAGCATGGCGATGGCTTTCTGCATCTCTTCGCTGTCGCCGATAGCGACGGTGAGCGGGTTGTGAATCATCATCAGCGCGGTCGGGGCCATCAGCACCTCCGTTCCCGCCATAGCGATGACCGAGGCGGCAGAAGCCGCGATGCCGTCGATTTTGACAGTCACGTCACCCTTGTAATCCATGAGCATGGAATAGATCTGACTTGCCGCGATACAGTCGCCGCCGGGCGAATTGATCCAGATGGTGACGGCGCCGTCCGCAGAGAACAGTTCATCTCTAAACGCAGCCGGGGTGACGTCGTCGTCAAACCAGCTCTCCTCCGCAATCGTGCCGTCGAGGTACAGGGTGCGAACGCCGGATTCTTCGTCCTTCACCCAGTTCCAAAACTTGTTCACGTGGTTTCCTCCGTTTCTGTAGATTTCGAGCGTTCCAGTTCAATCACCGACATAATGGCGTAATTGGCGAGGTCGAGGAGCGTGTCCCTGACCGACTCGTCATGCACCTGTGCCGCCCGGATACACAGGCTTTGCAGCCGATTGACCTTGTCGGTGATGCGTGTGACCGCACTGATAACGCCGAGCTTGCGGAAGGTCTCGCCGAAGCTGTCGCCATAATCGGCGTTCTTTCGGCGGTACACATCATTAAGCTCGGCGCAGATTTCAGCGTGGCGTTCTGGTTTTGTTGGCTGTACCGTTGTTCTCACCATCCTTTCCTGCGTCCGCTGCGGTATCGGCGAACGCGCCCGCATCCTCAAGTTTTGTCATCGCGCCGTTGATAAGATATAGGTCGCCGCCAAGCTCGGCGGGGATGCGGTCGAGGTTTTCAAGCTCGCGGATGTCGTTTGCGGACATCCAGCCGTTCTGTCTGGCGGTGGCATAGCCCGTCATGCGGGATGCGTAGTCGCCCCGAAGCAGACCGTCCACATTGAATTTGATAAACTCCTGCGGCTTCTCGCTTTCTGACAGAAGCACACGGCTCATGGACTGCTCCCATCGGATGCACCAGGGGTCGAGTGTGTATTTCACAAACTCAAGGCTCTGCTGCTCGATGTTGCTGAAGGACGATTTTTCCAGATCGGCGAGCATATGGGGAGGCACACGGAAAATACGGGCGATCTCGTTTATCTGAAATTTGCGGGTTTCGAGGAACTGCGCCTGTTCCGGCGAAATGCCGATGGGCTGATACTTCATGCCCTCTTCAAGAACTGCCACACGATGGGCGTTTCCGCTCCCCTGGTAGGCGGCGTTCCAACTCTCCTTGACGCGCTGCGGGTCTTTAATTGTGCCGGGGTGTTCCAGCACACCGCCCGGAGCCGCGCCGTTGGCGAAGAACTTGGCCCCGTACTCCTCTGTGGCAATGGCAAGCCCGATGGCGTTCTTCGCCATAGCAATGGGGCTGTAGCCGACCAGACCGTCGAAGCCGAGTCCGGGAATGTGCAACACATCCGTGGGCGCGAGGTAGATTTGGCTCGTCTTGCCGATTGCCGCCGCATCCTCCTGGCTTCGCTGATACAGGTAGTAGAGCTGACCTTTGGAATCGCGGTCGACTTTCATCTTGTTCGGCATGAGCGGATACAGAGCCACGACCTCGCCGCGCGCGTTACGGATAATCTGTGCGTAGGCGTTACCCCAAAGGAGCAGGTGACTCATCAGCGTTTCACGGAACACGAACGAGGTCATTTCGGGGTTCGGCTCGTCATGCAGAAGGCGGTACAGCGGGTGGTCCAGGTCTTTCTCCTTGCCGCCCGAATCGTTGTACCTGTAAACATGAAGCGGCAGTCCCGCTATTGCCTCCGAAAGGATTCGGACGCAAGAGTAGACCGCCGTCATCTGCATAGATGTGTTTTCGTTTACGGGTTTGCCGGATGTGGTGCTTCCAAAGAAGAAGCTGTATCGGCTGCCGTTCAAGCTGTCACGGGGCTTGTCACGGGAATGGAACATTCCGGAAAATATGCTCATAAGCGTTTCCTCCTTCTGCCTCATAAAATAAGAAGCCCCCGACCGTCATAAACGGAATCGGTGACTTCGCAGCGAATCGCCCGGTCAAGTGCCATGATTTCGGCGACAATACCGTCGATTTTTTCCACGGATTTCTCCTTGTCTGGCTTGATGTTTCCTGCGGGGTCGGTTCGCATGACCACATTCTGCGCCATCCATTTGAGGACGGGGTTGCCGCCGTGGTTCACTTCACCGCCCATCAGCAGTTTGTATAGTTCCTTCGAGGGCGGGGACATATCCTTGAACCCCTGCCCGAATGGAACGACCGTGAAGCCCATGTCCTCAAGATTCTGCACCATCTGTGTGGCGTTCCAGCGGTCAAAGGCGATCTCGCGGATATTGAACTTTTCACCCAGTTCCTCGATGAACTTTTCAATGAAGCCGTAGTGGACGACATTGCCCTCGGTGGTATTGATGAAGCCCTCGCGCTCCCACACGTCGTAAGGAACATGATCGCGCCGGACGCGCAGTTCAAGCGTTTCCTCCGGCAGCCAAAAATACGGGAGGACAATATACTTCTCGTCCTCGGAGCGCGGCGGGAACACCAGCACGAACGCCGTGATATCCGATGTGCTTGAGAGGTCAAGACCTCCGTAGCATTCGCGCCCGTACAGTTCGTCCATATCAATTGGGAGGTTTCCACGCTCGTAGATGTGATCGGGAATCCAGCACACAGTCGCCGAAGTCCAAATGTCCAGGCGGAGCTGCTTGAAGATGTTTTCCTCCGCAGGGTTGTCGATGGCGTTTTTATACGCCTCCCGAACACGCTCAATGGTGATGGTTTGCCCAAGCGACGGGTTGGCGCGATACCAGTTTTTTTCGTCCGTCCAATCGTCCTCCTCGGTCAACCCGTACACGACGGGATAGAAGGAGGGGTCGATTTTCCGTCCCGCAATGAGGTCGTTAGATTTGGAATGCAGCTCATAGCAGATGCTGTTTTTGTTCGTGCCGGCCGTGGTGATGATAAAGAATAGCGGTTGTTCACGGGCGTCGCCGGAACCTTTGGTCAGCACATCGTACAGCTTGCGGTTTGGCTGGGCGTGAATCTCATCAAATACCAGACCCGACACGTTCAAGCCGTGCTTGGTTCCCGTTTCTGCGGAAAGCACCTGGTAGAATCCGTTGTTGGAATAGTTGACGATGCGCTTGTTTGCCGCCGCCACCTTCGACCGCTTGATAAGGGCGGGCGACATGAGAACCATCTGCTTGGCGACGTCGAAAACAATGGACGCCTGGTTACGGTCGCAAGCCGCGCCGTAGACCTCTGCAGACGGCTCCCGGTCTGCGTAAAGCAGGTAGAGGGCGATGGCGGCCGCAAGTTCGGATTTGCCGTTTTTCTTGGGAATTTCCACATATGCCGTTCGGAACTGCCGCTTGCCGTTTTCGCCGACGATGCCGAACACATCACGGATGATCTGTTCCTGCCAGGGCAGAAGGGTGAACTTCGTACCCGCCCATTTGCCTTTGGTGTGGCAGAGATTTTCGATGAAATTCACAGCGCGGTCGGCCTTGCGTTTATCATAACGGGAGGTTGGCAGTATAAAAGGCGTAGGATCATATTGATACGGCATCAATCCTCACCCCCAAGCAGACGCTCCATTTCATCGGCGGGGTCGACAGAACCCTCTCCGGCGATGATACGGCTTCGAGCCGAGGGGGTCAGCCCGAACTGCTCGCAGAAGCGGAGCATGATTTTCATATTTGTTTGTGCGATGGAAACTTGCGGGACCTGCTGCAGATAGCCGTTGGGCGTTCTCACCATCGCGCCGTGCTGTGTGATGAACTCTTCAGCTTCCTTCCATCGGGCGTATGCCTGGCAGTACCCGGCGAAGGCCGCCATATCCATTTCAGTCAAAAGCCCGATCTGTTCCAGAATCCGGCTCATGCGCCGCCATTCCTTTTTGGCTTCGTCTTCAAGCCAGGACGGGCAGCGCGGAGCTTTACGTTCGGGCTTCGGCTCGTTTTCGTTAAGCTGTCGGCGGCCGGGGTTGCCCTCAAGTTCTTTCAGAGCCGTGGGCTTTGGTTTCCTTCCTCTCTGTGCCATGCAAAACACCTCCTCTCATCGGAAAATGGTAACAAAAAAGACCGCCGAAGCAGTCTCGTCAAAATCTATGTGTACGAGATACAGCCCCGAAGGGCTGGTCTCCTTTCTGGGTTAGCTGTTTTCGCCGTGAAGCAGAATCTCAAGCGCGAGCTGGGCGTCGGGGTCGGATGGCTTAACATCCCATCCTCTATCGTAGTTGCATTCGATTTTTCCGTTCCGCTTGAGCATCAGCTTTGATATTCTGCCGCCGTCGATGCCGAATTCGCTCCCTTCGTCGAATTGCTTCATCCAATAATGGAAAACGCTGTTGTAAACCTTGAGGCTTCCTTCTTTCCACATTATCTTTTGTCTCCCTTTGTTTCGGCGTTCTGCCATCTTCTATCCATCTCGGTTATGAGGTCGTGGTCGCGGGTTATCAGTTCTCTTTTCCGCTCAAGGGCGGCGGTCCTGAGTTCGCAGCGGTTTTTGATAACCTCGTTCTCAAGCTCTTTGTAGGTCATGGTCTTCGGGTTTTTCATGGTGTGTACCTCCTTCGTTTTCCCTTTCGGTAGGTACATATTCGCTCTAAAAGCACATATTATCCAGTCATTTCTGAGATATAAATCGCACAAATATATGAGCCATAAACTGTCCACTATACGACCAAAAGGGCCGAAGCCCTCGTGGCGGCGGTGGCGTCAGAACCGTTCAATCCAGGCGTTGTCTTCGGCGTCGAAGGAAACCTTGTATCGCACCTCTGTCCCATCGGCCTTCCTGGATATCACCCTGATTCCGCCTTCGTATGCGGAGTAGGCTCTGTTGAACCGTTCCCCTTGGGGAAGCTGGCTCTTGACCTGCTTGAGCTGCTTGTCAGTCATGTCTCGTTCCTCCTTACGCTCTGTCGACGTCGATCAGCCAGCTCACCGTGTGGTGCTTCTTGCCCGTGGCAAGTTCGACCGCCCAACCGTTGTCGTCGACCATGTGGATGCTTTTCCCGACCTTTACGAATTGGCAGGTTAGGAAGCCGAAAACGCTGCACTGCCAAATCCGTGCGTGGCGACTCTCGCCTCCGTAACTCTTGCCGTCCCAACCGTTGAAAGTGAAGTCGATGCTGTCGTTGGTGCGGTAAAAGAGGTGTTCGAAGTCCTTCTTGGAAATCGTTGTGTTGTTGTTCATGCGGGTGAAGTGGGTTCTCAGTTCGCTGCTTGTCATGGTGCGTACCTCCGTTTGTTTATTCCCTTTCGGTAGGTACATATTCGCTCTAAAAGCACATAATATCCAGTCAATTTTGCGATATAAATCGCACAAATATGAGCTGAAGCAGTTGTCGGTATTACGGCTTTTCGATATACACGTCGTCCCCGCATTCACAGCCAATCATCTGACCGCCGCAGACGGGACAGCGTTCACAGTCACAGCCCCAATGGTGGATGCCGCCAACCTTTGCGCCGCAGTCACCGCAGCGTTCGTCAGTACCCATGCCGAAGCAGAAGTCGCCGGGCGCACCGCAGCGGATGCGGTTGTAGACCTTGCCGTTTATATGAACTTTCGGAACGTTGCAGCCCTTCGCCGTGAGCATCTCACGACCGCAGATTTCACACTTTGCCATCTTCGTCCTCCGTCAGTTTCAGATAGCGGTCAACCCCGTACACGAGGTTTAGTCCGCTTCCGTTGTCCCATGCGACCAGAATGTTGGCGGCGTCGTCCACGCCCCGCACCGTGCCTTTCGTACCAATGGGCGGGGCCTGCTTGTCGTCCATCTCCATGAGAACGATGCGTGTGCCGGCCGGCAGCCGTTTGCGAAGCCGTTCCACCACATTGCGGCGGGAATAGTCGGCGAGGTCATTCATCGTCAGTTTCATCGTCTTCCTCCTCTTGAGAGATAGTGTCTTCCAGGGCCTTTTCCAGAATCGTCGTATCAAAGCCGAAGCGGAGGTAGGCGTCCTCGACGGTCTTGTAGTATTCGTACACAGGTTCGCCGAAGGGTCGATTCTCGTGCATAACATAAACCATCGCATGGCAGGGTTTGCCGTTGAGTGGGACCGTCACCGATTTTTTGTAGTAGAAATTGGGAAAGCCCTCGTAGCGGTCAAGGCGTTCCTCGTCACGGGGCGTTATCGCCCAAACAAGAACGGGAACTTTGTAGCCCTCCGCCTGTTCCACAGTTGCGTATGCTCCCGACAGTGAGCCTTTGAAGAGAAGCTGCCAGCCGTCCAGTTCGGACACGCCGAGCAGTTCAGCCTTCGGACAACGCCATTCCATCTGGTCGACGTCCATGTTGCTTCCGTAGGCTATGTAGAATTTCTTTTCCATGTTTTATCCTTCCTTTCCGAAGGGTGAAAGCCCCTTCTACCACCTCAAGGCCGCCGTAGCGGTCGGGAGGGGGCCTGTGGCTATGCCCTTCAAGCGGCGTTTCGCCAGGCCGAATTGCCTTCGAGGTGCTTGAGGAAGTGGAGGCGGCAGGTCTTGAACTCGTCGCCAATGAGTCCCAGTCGGAGCATCCAGCAGCGGAATGCGTATTTCTCGTTGTCGGTGACCGTCTTTCTGCAGCTTGCCTTGCTCTGCGTCAGAGCCTGGTGGGTAACCGCAAGGCAAAACTGTATGTAGGCTTTTATCTCCCCCGCGTGGGTCGTTCCGTTGAAAAGTCTGAACTCGACCGTGCCTTTGGTGAAGGTGGCGTGGAGGTTCAGGCCGTGGTATCTGGTGTGGTTGTAATGCTGTTCTCTGCCGTAGGGGTCTTCGGCGTACCAGATGTCCGCAAGCTCCGCCATCGTTTTGGGCTTTTTGCGGTTGATGGTTTCAAGAAGCTGGGCGTTCGTCTTTTTGCAGTAGCCCATCCTCGCAGGGTCAATTTGGAGGGCGCGGTAAAGGATGTCCTCCTTGCTGGCGATGATGTTCACGATGTTGCGGAGGGTCTGCGGTGTGAACCGCTCCGCACCGACGTGAATATGAATCCCGCAGGAGCTGTTTGCGAAGGCTCCGTTGTGCCGAAGCTGCCTGACAATTTCCTGCAGGTCTTCGATGTCGCCGTACTGAAGGATGGGGCTGACTACCTCGCATTTGTAATCGTCGCTCGCTGCGACCGTCCTGCCGTTCTGCTTCTTCTCGGCCCGAAGGCTGGAGTCGCTCATGGCCTTCCAGGTTCTGCCCTTGCGGTCGGTGGCGGTGTAGGCGCTGTATCCAAGCCCTGCGTAGGAAGAGGTCGTTCCAAAGTAGGCGGCGATGGTCTTGGCTGCGTCCTCGCGGGTGATGCCCGTAAGCTCAATCTCGATTCCAAAGTTCTGAGTTTTCATTGCGTTTTCATCCTTTCTCCGTCGAGGCTCTGTGCCTTTCGGTACTGTATATATCACTCTAAAAGCACATAATAGCCAGTCTTTTATGCGATATATATCAGACAAATATTAGGATGAAAACTGTGTACATTATTCCTCGTCGGCGCCCTCCGAAGCCTGGGCGAGAGCCGCTTTTCGTGCGGCGAGCCGTGCCTTGTGTTTCTCGGCGTCGGCGGGGGTGCGGAATGCTGTGTGTCCGTTCAACCCTTCCAAAAGAGCCTTGCGAGATTCTTTGCCGCCCATGCCCGTCAAGCCGATACGAAGCAGCCATGAGCGGAGATAGTATTTCTCGTTTTCGGGTCTCTGTTCATTGGGGCTGACCCTGGACGCTTCTTTGGCGTGGGCGACCATGAAGGCCGACAGCTCGGCGTAGGCGCGGTTTTTGGCGGGGTTTTCCGACAAGGGGTAAGTGAACGTGACCTTGCCGTCGTCGAAGCACAAGCCCTTCATTTCGCCCGTGTCGGCGGAGAGCGCGGCGTAGAACGATTCCTCGCTTGGGATCGCTTCGTCGGTCAGCGCGGAGATAAGGCTGTCGCTGACGGCAAAGGTCTCGGCGCGTGTGACGCGGTTGAGCAGGTACGACTTGCTTTTCAGCATGAAGACCAGGTTGCGAAGCATCGTGCCGTCCATACCGTCAATGGGTACAGAAATTTCAAGGTTCTCAGGTTCTTCTGGGATGTGGTCGATGAAGCCGCGTTCGGCAAGCCCCTCGATGAGCTGCTCGATCTCTTCGCTATCGGCGCGGTCGTCAAAGGTAATACTGCTGTCGCGTTCAATGGTGAAGTAGTCCACGGTGTAGTTGAAGGTGGGCGGCCCGGCGTATTTTGCTTCCGCTCCTGTGATCTCTGCAATGGCCTTTACCAGGGCCTTACGGTCGCTGGCGTTTGTTTTGATTTCCATTTTTCATACCGCCTTTCTTTTTCGGTACTGTATACATCACTCTGAAAGGGGTATAAGTCAAGTCATTTCAGCGATCTTGCAGCCGATATAATAGACAACATTCACGGTCACGCCATTGCCGGCCTGCTTGTAAAGCTGCGCGTCAGAATTGACCGCGGCCGCCTTTTCAAAGAGGTCGTCGCTGAAGCCTTGAAGCCTGAAACACTCCTTCGGGGTAAGCCGTCTGATGCGGACGCGTTTGCCGCGCCACACAGCCACTCCGACCGCGCCAGAACAGGAAAGAGCGTGGGCGAAACCCTGCCCGACCCGTGCGCGGCGAGTGTCGGAAGCGGGATAAGCAAAATCCACGGAGTCGCCCGGTCGCGCTGTCTGATATCCTTGCTTGGTGGCGTTCCGCAGCTTGACTCCGGCCGTAGTGTGTTTTTGCGAGTCTGATTCTTCCTTAACAGGACTGTCTTTATCCTCTGTCAGCTCAAGCATGACGCCGTGCCTATCCTGACTCGTGAGGGTAAACATCGGCTCGTCCGAGCCTTTCATTCTCCGTCCGTTCTGCCGCTTTTCAAGGCGGTCGGGAGTCAGCACCGGGTAGGCGGCGCCGACCTCAAGAACGGCGCTGTTCATCGCCGTGCGCTTCGTGGCCCCGGAGGTGTATCGGGCTGTGATACATCGGGCCTCCTCGGTCAGCTTGGGAGCAGTTAACGACTGGTCGATAAGGTAAAGACCCGTCTTTGCGCCCATACCCCCGGCTTCGCTTGCCAGGGTGGACGAAACGCCGGAGGGGTCGTAGACCCGGTAACCCTGCATCCCGCCTATAATCTGCTTAAGATTTCCACAGCTCGCTGCGCCGATAGGTAGTATTTTTCGTCCGCCTCCGGCTCTAAGACGTCCAACAGTGTACACTCGCTCTCGGTTTTGAGGGACTCCGTAGTCTTTGGAGTTGAAAATCTGCCACTCGCAATCGTACCCAGCTTCGGCCAGTTCACCGAGATATTCAAGGAAGTCCCATCCGGCATTGCTCGAAAGAAGTCCCTTAACATTTTCAAGGATAATCCATTGGGGCTTATCCGCTTCCGCTTTCCCTTTGAGGAGGTCAACGAATTGAAAAAACAGTCCGCTTCGGTCACCGTGTAATCCGGATCGTCCCCCTGCAATAGAGACATTTTGACAAGGACTTCCCGCAGTCCATATATCTGCTTGAGGAACGTCGTCTGCTCCGAGCTTGGAAATGTCCTCTCCATACCATTCTCCCTCCGTATCGTACATAGCACGGTAAGACCGTACCGCAAATTTATCCTTCTCGCAGAATCCGACGCACTTGAGTCCGGCAAGCTCAAGGCCGTGCCGGAAGCCGCCGATCCCCGAAAAGAAAGGGTCAATCACAAATTTTGTGGGATAAGGGATTTCTGACAT